ACCAAACTACGTCATGGCTTCACAGCCACGGTCCGTAGTCAGTCCAGGGACCATAAAAGGCCCCTACTTGTAGCTGGTACGTCACGCGACGACCCTGGTTTGGAGGTCCAGGATCTGCGTCACTGAGTTTTGTCGCTCGCACCCCTTGCGGGGTCAGCTTCAAAAACTCTTGCGTACCACCGTCACCAAGACGATGTAGTTGCGACGCAACTACCCCGAGCAGATTACTCGCTCGGCGTGGCTCTTCCGCCACCGTCTTGTACCTAGGGCCGTTGTAACCGTGCCAGCCATCCTTGTTAGGGACAACTAGTGAGCTACGTTGGGCTTCATCCCAGTTCGTTCGGACTCCATCAGTGGCCCCGGCATGCCGGGGAACACAAATGTGCGTCCTAATAGAACGAGGGAGCGCATGCACGATGGTATCCCAGACGTCGCGCAGTCTAATGTCACAACCAAACAAATGGTTGCGACGACTAGCGACCTCCCGGATACCGTTCGCAAGCGCGAAGATCTTCTCGATCTCATTAGGTATCTCCTCTTGGAGGAAAGGACGGACATCAACGCCGTCATAGTAATCTTTACCGCAGGACTCGCGGAAAGCGCCAGAGCCAAACGACTTACTCATGTTAAATGAGAAACCGCAAAACTCAAGCACTTCCTTCGCGAACCCGTAAGCGGCAACAGGGATTACTATGTCATCACCGTAGACCAGGACGTTAGTCTCGATCTGCAGTTCTGAACACACTCCGTGCATTAGACCCCAGAAAATCAGGGTCTCAAGCTCGAAGGTGCAACCGTTCCCCATACTGGAGAACTTCTCATAGGGAAACCACTTTCCCTCAATCCATCCGCTCTTAGAGCGAACAAGATCGGCAGCAAAGAACCACCTTTCAGGCAGTACTAAGCGAACTAACTCGCGGGCGACTGAGTCGCTTGCAGAGCTAAGGTCAATGGTAGCTAAGAGACCGGTCAAAGACCCTTCACGAGCAGCCCGCTGATTGCGGGTTTGGTCGTCAAGATTAATCCCAAAGCGCATTAGCCGTCGCCGCATCATCTTGCCTATCCCTAATTGGGAATAGACATTCAGAAGCGGTTCGATAGCTATAGCACGATGGGTGACCGCGGTTTTCGGCACAAAGGCTACTCTGTTGCCGGGAACGAAATCGAGATCGCTTGCATTGATTATGGGCCAAAAGCCCTCCTCTTCGCAATCAGTCACGCTTCGTGCCCATTGAGGCCGGCTCGTCACGAGCAGGGCCGCAACATCCGCCATGTCTTTCGTACATGACGGTCGGACTTGCAGCTTATCGTAAAGGGATGTCAACCCCTTGGCCGAAGGATGCGTAAATGCACCCGGACCAAACCGACAAGCGTCAAGCCACTCCGAGGGATCAAACCCCGCACCCAAGCACTGGTGTATTTTTCCGATACCGTGCATAATCGCTCGGAATATCGGTCCGCTGACCCTTTCGGGAGCGGCCACTAGTGAACGGATGCGAGAATTTGTCTCTTTACACCGAGCTTCCGACTCGAAGAATTTCTTTCGAGCATTTTCCTCAGGATCAACACCCTCTATTTCTAGAGGAGCCTTTCGGAGGAAAGAGACGGCTTGGTAGTCGTCACGGAAAGAACTAGCGTCTGCATAGCTTGAAGGATCGACCGTTTTACGGACCAAACCTTCGAGCTCCCCATACTTGAGGAGCAAACTACACGAGAGCGCTACTGGGGTGTCGAGCGACTCGAACAAGACCTGTGCAACATTGAACAGATAGCCCTCACGGGCTCTGTAGGACTCCAGCTCACGCTGAAGCGACCCAGTCAGCGCCTTACGAACATTTCTGTTCATAAGGCAGCATCCCAGGTTCCGTTGAGCAGATACACGTAGCTACGTGTATCGAGCGGTATCTGGAAAGCACTCCGAAGAGTGCCAGCGAGGTTGGGTATCACTACCCAACCTCGGTTCACCAGTACCGATCCACAGATCTCCCTGATATCATGAAGGGGAACACTACTGGAAGAAGTGAAAAGGTGTCTCGCGACACCACACTCAACCAGTGCCGACGTCACCCTAAAAAGGTGAATCGGGTTCCGAGCGATGACCACGAAACGTTCTCTCTCTGCCTTGCAATAAAGCTAGGCATAGTAGAAACGATCTGTGAGCATCAGGACCAATCGCTGGTCTTGGCGCCAGGCATGTGCATCACGCACGAATGTCGTCATAACTTAGTCCTTCAAAACATCAGGTGGGGATCGCGCCGGTTTCGGCCGCGGCCTTGACGATGGCGAGTTTCACGGCTTCGCATGCCCGTGCAAC